CACGTTTTTTCATATCAGTTTCAAGATGCGATTCTTCGCGAAAAACCTGCTCTAAATAAACTTTTGAAATATCGTTAAGAATATTATTAGACATTAGAGTAAATACTTTTTTTTATTTTCTTATACTTATTTATAAATTCTTTGATGTGACTATAACCTTTATATGGTTTTGCACCAGGTTGTAAATTTGTCTCATCACCTTTCTCAAAACCTGGAGTCATATCTGCAGCATACTTAAAGTAACCAGAAGTTCCGACAAGAGTATTTGGTTTTCCAGGAAGTCTTTCTTTCTTATTCATTTTCTTTTCTGTATATTCCATTACATCCTTTATCCAAGGCTTAAATACATACTCTTCTTTTGTAAGACAAATCAAATAGTTAGTTCCTCTACGAATAATCTCACCCACAAGTCCAGTATTTAAACTTTCTACAATCTCTCCAATTTTAAAAATATTACCTTTCACATAGTTTTCGCGTAAGGTTTTTTGATCATACTTTGGAGCAATCTTCCATAACTCAACAACTTCTCTTTTCTTTTTAACATTCATTCCTTGACGAACAGAATTAAAAAGTGCTCTTGTGTCAGCATCACTTAATATCTTTGGTGTTCCTCTGCGAAAAGTCTTAAAATCATCATCTACAACTGCCTTTCTCATTTTAGATGCCGACATTCCCTCTACTCCTGGAGCATCAGAATCTCTCACACCTGCAGAAATCACATCAATTAAATCAAAGTTATAAAGATTTCCATTATACTTATTTGCAAGATTTTCAAACTCTGCCTGACGATCAGAACCAACAACAATATTTACATTTTTATATCCTTCTTCATTTGCATTAATAAGAACATCAAAAATTGATTTCATATTAGAATCGTTGATAATATTTTCCTCAAAATCAGGGAACATCTTTTTCATATAGGAAACCTTCATATCAGGATCAAGTGGATTCTTTTTAGGGTCTTGTGTTCTTGATGGATAAATCTTCAGATCTCCACCTGCTGATGCTGTTTTTGCTACACTTAAAAGTTTTTGATGTCCTACTGTTGGTGGATTAAATCTTCCAAATACAATAGTCAAAACAGAATCATCTTCTTCTGATTGTTTCTCTGATGATTGTTGCGATTTTTCTGATGATTGAGGAATAACTTGTGCTTGTGTTCTTGAGGTTTCTTGTTTTTGTGATGTCTGTGATACTTCTCTTTCTCCTGTTGGTTCTTCAACACCTTTTGAAGTTTTTCTATCAATAAACTTAAGTTTTCCTTTTTCTGTTCTCGCGACCAATTCTCCACGAGTGTTTAACCAACCACCGTGTCCATCACTCTTGAAGTTTAACTTTCTCGCTTGCATTGATGCTTGCGATTGAGTTGCCTCATTTAGAAATTGGAAAAAACTCTTCATATTTTGTTTTGATATACTTTTATTTATTTGATACGATACTATTAGGATCTAAGTAATACAAAAGATCCTCCTCAGATTGACTACTATCTAAACTAAATCCACTGTTTGATGGTGATTTATCAATTAATAAGGCAGTAGAAAATCTATAATTCCATTTTTCATTAATACTACCACCAGCTTTTCTTCTAATCCTTAGCTTAAGAGTTCCATCAAATTTTTTAACTCCAATGGATTTGAGATTGGCAGGATCATTTTGCATAAAGAACAATCCTTTTCCACCAATCTGTATGTAATATGTTTTTTTGGTTCCATAATATCTAAATAAAGTTTCAATCTTTGGAGCATCTGAACCAGTCAACATAATATCTTTAAAATGCTCACGATCATAATTAATATCTCTCTCGTTCATTTTTTTAGTTCCCCCATCTTTTACAGAAAACTTTCTGGGAACTCCAAATGGACCCCAAATTTTCTTAACAATTTTAGGAACTCCCATAGCATTAAGAAGTTTTCTCATTTGTTTTGCTTCTGGACTTTTTTGTCCATCAAGGAACCACTCCCCATTAGATTTACATTTTAAACCACTCTGACCAAAATCCGCCTTATCATTTAATTTAATTTCTATTTTAATATCTTGTTTTTTTGTAGATTGTCCAGGTGCAACTGATAATAAAATATCTGGCAAATTATTCGCAGATCCAGCTGGAGTAAAGGTTTTGGGAACTAATCCAAGTTCTTTACACCTTTCAAAAATACTATCTTCATACATAAATCCACCGCCACCGGATTTGAAATAGTGTTTTATTCCTTTCAAATCATATGCATCTTTATCTAAATTGGGTTCGGATAATTTTTTTGTCATAATACATCAAATACTGTTTCAAATATTTATAAGTGGAGAATAGGAGACTCGAACCCCTCACCCCTGCCGTGCAAAGGCAGTGCTCTACCAAATGAGCTAATTCCCCGAGCACAGATATTATAAAACTCACTCAACTAAAAGTCGAGTGGGTTAGAGCAACCTTCCGTGATTATTTATTTTTATTCTTTAATCTTTCTTCATAGTCTTGTCTCATTTTTTGATGTCTTGCTTTTACATTTGCTGCTGTTTGCAGAGATCTTTCTCTAAAGTCCGCTGCCGAAGTTCTACTTCTTTGTCTTGCTGCTTGTCTTCTTGCAGCAAGTCTCTGCTTAGGTTCTGCTTGATGCTCAAGAGTATCCAAATCTTTTTGAAGTTGTCTTAAATCTTCATTGAATTGTTGAAAGGTTTTCATTATGTTCGTTTTTCTTGTTTAGCAGTTTCCGTAGCACTAGTTGCCATCTATTAAAAATATTATTTACGATATTTTGATTGTGCTTCCTTTTCTGCTCTGTATCTATCTGGTTTTCCAGTTTTCTTTGCTATTCAGGAGCATTTTTTTTAGGAACCTTGGCACTTACTTTTGCCATTCTTGGGTTTCTATAACGGTGAGAGTCTTTTGGAGTTCTCGTTTTCATACCACCTCCATTTGAATGTTCTCTATCAAGCATTGGCATTGGTTCTTGGTATGCCTCATCAACAATACTCTCTCTCCACTCTTCACTCATATTTGACATAATCGCAAGAGCATTTTCATTAGTATCTGCATATCCTTCATTAAGTAAATACTCAAGGACTACATTAAAGATATCAAGTTCTTCTCCCATTCTCCCACGTTCTGCATATGCCATCTGAGATATTTGACTTTTTGCGTATTTTTCACCTGTTTCAACAGGGAGTGGTTTGATGCCTTTTTTTCTTTCTGCAGCAAGAGCTCTCCTTCTTTCAGGATCTTCACCTCTTACTGCCTCATTAAGACAAATATCATACATTTCATCCCAAGTGTATGAAGAAAGATCATAACCTTCTTTGACTAGAGAATTTACAATAAACTCAAATTCTTCCGTACTAAGTGCTGCTGCTCTTCTTCTTGCTCTATTACCACTTCCTCTCGCATCATCAGCACCATACTTACTATAACCTGCTCTCAAATAACGATCATGTGCTTCTTTTGATTTTTGTGCAACTGATTTTGAATATTTAGAACCACCATAATCTCTTTCATCTCTCTCTGCTCTTGCACGAGAACGATCAAGAATTTGCCTCTTCGCAGAGGTATCAGACTTTTCAGGACCAACATTATATTTTTTACGAAGTTGCTCCCCTCTACTTTCTGGTTTAGGTGGTTCTGCTTCTTTTTTACCACCACCAAAAAGTCTTTTTACAGCAGAGCGAAGTCCTTCATCAACTTCCTGAGGAGCATAAACCGCAGTATATGCTTCTTGAAGATTGCGATAGTCTTGTGCGTCCATTTTTACAAATACTTTTTAGTTATTTATAAAAAAAAATCCCCAAAAGAGAAAATTAGTTATTTTATAAATCTCCTTCTACACGATTTTCTGATTTATGAACAGAAAAAGTTCCCTCTGGATATCTTGAAGATAGTTTTTGATAATTGATTTCCATCAGTTCTTCAAATGTAGTATCAAGAGCAATACAAAGTTGAGACATATACCATAAAATATCTCCTGCCTCTTTTTTCATATGAAGAACATTATCTTCATTATATGGTTTTCCTTGTAGAAATATTTTTTTAATAATTTCTGCAAGTTCTCCTGCCTCAGCACTAACTCCAAGTGCCGCAGTCATAAGTCTTGAGACATCAACATCATATGTTACTTCAAGCTCAGTCAAACGAGAAAGAAGTGCAGCAAAATCACTACTTGCTGGACTTGTTGTTTCACGAACAAACTCAATGTATTTTTGAGAATTAATAACTTTTTTTGTTTCTTCAGTCATAGTAAATTTGTTACTTCCATCAGGAAGATTTTCTTTTTGAATATTAATCAAAACTTAAATCCCTCAAATGATTTTTTAGATTTCTTTTCTTCATTATTATACTCATCTTCTTTACCAGAGTCAAGTATATCATTTTGAGCATCTTGTTCTACATCATAAAGTCTCATTTTTGATCGATCAATACCAATCACAAATCGTTTGTATATTGTTAAATCATTAAATCGGTTCTTAAGTTGCTTCACCAAAATTTGTCCCAATCTCTCAAGTTCTTCTGTGCTAATAAGGGCAAACATAAAATCAGCAGTAGCAGGAAGACCAAAGGATTCAGAAGTATCAGTAAGTTCAACATCAGAGCTCCCATAACCACTACGAGTAGTTTGAGTAGCGGAAACAATTGGAACATTTGCCTCAACTGCGAGTCCTCGTAGTTCTTCAGCAATTGCTTTAATATAAGAATAGGAGTTAATTGATGAATTGCTCTTATACCTTGAGGAAGCACAAATATTAAGGTAGTCAATGAAAATAATATCAGGTTTAAATGATTTTTTAAGTGTAAGTTCATTTAGAAGTGATTTAAAATGATTAGAATGTGCAGATGCCGTCGGATATTCTTTAATAATAAGTGTCCCCTGTGTTTTTTTAGCAATACTATTAACTTTTGATTCAAACATTGACTTTGGCAATTCAGTCAATTGTTGAATGGGAATGTTTAGAAGATTCGCATCAATTCTTTCAGCAATACGTTCCTCTGCCATCTCAAGAGTAATATAGAGGACATTTTTTCCTTGCAATAAGACGGAGCTAGCAACGTGACACATGAATAGAGATTTTCCAGCACCAGTGCCAGCAAGAACGATATTGAGAGTCTTATTAGGTAAACCACCTTTTGTAATTTTGTTGAAGTAATCGAGATCAAATTCAATTTTTTCTTCCTTTCTATGATAAGACTCATAACGTTTTTCAAAATCTAACAGATAATCATGTCCAACATGAGTATCAAAAGATACGGCAAGAGCATCAGATAGAATCGTTGGTATACTATCTTTGTTTTTCTTTTCCTCTTTATCATCCGCAATATGTATAGATTCCATAAGTGCAAGATAAATTGCACGATCTCGACACCATTTTTCTGTAGTATCAACTAACCAGTCAAACTCTACAGGAACATTGTCAAGACACTCAATCAAATGTACAATCTGCTTGAAAGAATCTTCATTAATATCTCTACGTTTTTCAACTTCAATACAGAGAACTTCTTTTGTTGTAAGTTGATTATACTGTGTAACAAACTTAAGTATTTCTTCAAAAACTATTTTTTGATTTGAATCCTCAAAATATTCTCCTTTAATGAAAGGAATGACTTTACGAACATACTCTTCGTTATGAAGTAAATTGCGAAGAATTAAAAACTCAATTTTGTCCATGAGGCAAATCAAATACAAATGTTATTCTTGTCTCGTCACCAATATTCACGGCACCGTGTGGTAGTTTATTATTAAACCACAAAAGTGTTCCAGGTTCTACAATCACACTATCTGTTCCACAGAAGTACTGATATCTTCCAACAATAGAAAGATGATATCTATCTCTTGTTAGGTAATAAGTTCCTTCATCGATGTGAGCACCTACCATTTCATCAATCGGAAGTGATAAGAATCCACAACGTTGTAATTCTTTGTTACCAAAGTTTTTTCGAATAATCTTTCGAATTTCACTATGATGATAATATGCAGGAGTCTTAATATTAATTTCAGAGTCTCCAACAAAATCTTTTTTAGTTTTGACTCCACCCATTATAAGTTGTAATGCACTCACAGGCAAGTCATCAAATCCTCGATTAAGAAGAGATTCAACATCTTTGATATTTTTTTGATGATCCCAGTCTTGAGAATTTTGTTTAAGTTGTTGAATAACTTTTTTTACATTAATTTGAGTATTAATAATTTTAATACATTCACCCATAAGTAAATTCTTTTCGTGCAGTTTCATCCAGGGCCTGCATTATTTCAGCAGTAAAGTACTTTTCGGTATCTTTAAATATTTCCTTGGCATAAAGTTTTTTACCATTAATCTCATAACGTCCTGCAACATTTTTCCACATTCCACCAATCTCACCAAGTTCAAGTAATCCATAATACTTATCGAGACCGCGATCATCATAAAATAAACGAATCGAAACTTCTTTATTTTCTTTACTCAATCTTGATTTTTGTGTTTTGGCACGAATAATGTTTCCTACAACTTCGGTTCCATCTTTTTCTTTTGACTTTGAAAGGTATATGATTGTAGATGCAGCATACTGCAATCCCGATCCACCCGACATTTGCTTTCCACCATAAAGACTCATACTTTCATACGTGTGATTTGTCACTATCATTGGGATATTTGCCTGTCCCAATTTAAGTGTCAACATACGAAATGCACCCTTAATTAGTTGTGCCTTTGTCATATCACGAGTATCTTTCTCAGCAAGAGTATCTGTGATTTCTTTATTCGTAGAAAGCATTCCCAAAGAGTCCAATACAAATATACAAGGACTTCTTTCATTCTTTGGTTTTTTTAGATATATATCAACTGCCTTTAATGTTTTATTACGAAAATCTTCAATCGTAACTACATTGACAACCACCAGGCGAGTTGTGTCAACTCCCCGACTTTCCAAAAGGGATTTTGTGATTGCTGCTTCAGTATCAAAATACAAACAATATCCAGTAGGATTATTGATAAGGAAATTTTTAACGACGGCAAGACTAAAAAAAGTTTTTCCAGTAGAA